TTAATCACCTCACTTCATCTATAGTATAATATCGAATTACAAAAAAATCAATAGAAAAACGATAATTTACATATAATCGAAAAACGAAAAAAATAATTGACAAACGATAGTAATGGTAGTATGATAATTATAAAGCGATAATAAAAAATCGCGAAACGATAAACAGCGAAAGGGGTGGCAACAATGGAAGTAAAAGAGATGCTTGCTGAAAAGCGTGTAAAGCGCACGGCGGTTGATATGTCCAAACTTAAAGCGGACGGCCTTATGGTTGCGGCCGCATATATGCAGGGCTTGCAAGCTGCCGTAAGACTGTGCGAACAGCAACAACAGGTAGTCGGCCAGTAGGGCTGAAATAGAAACAAGCCCCGCGCCTAGCGTCGGCGCGGGCAGGAGGTGTGCTTTGAATAGTAGGACCGACAAAGATTTGAAAAGAATCATGGGCGCAATCCGGTGTGACACGCTGGAAGAAAAAGCTAAAAAGAAAGAACGCGCAGAAGCTATTGAAAGAGCTGAAAAACGCTACGAAACGGCAATGCGCTTTCTAAAGCAAAGGAGGCAGTAAGATGCTTGGAAACGTTCCTATTAAAACGGCCGCACGGCTCATGCAAAAAAGCGAAATGTTTGTGCGTATGGGCCTGCGTAGTGGCGCGTTACCGTTCGGCGTGGCTATTCACGCCAGCAGTAAAAAGAGTTGGGCTTATCATATCAGCCCGGCAAAGTTTGCCGCCTATATGGGCATTGAACCTGCTGACCTGGCGGCAGAGTGCGGAGGCATGAATGACTAAGAAGAAGAGAAAGTGCGCTGTGTGCGGCAAAGACTTGTCGCGCGCAAACTACTCTAAAGTAGTAGATAAGGAAAGTGGCCTGCTTGTTACCGTGTGCAGCGGTGGCGAGTGCTGGCGCAAGATGATTATGAAAGGATGGGGAAAATGAACAAGACTACTAAAGGATTAGTAAAGGCGTTCGTTGTGACTGCTATTCTGCTTGCCGGTCTTATCTTTCTGACTGGCGGCGGTGCCGCAAAACTGGCCATTAAGGCACATGGTTTTTTGTTCCCTAGTTATAAGCAAACGTTGGTTGCCTACACCGTAGGCGAGGGACAGACGCTGTGGGAGATTACCGGGCGTTACATGGACCAACAGGATAAATACCGTGATTGCCGTGAGTTTATGCACGATATAACAGAGTACAACAATCTGAACGGCGTGAAGTGGTTGCAAGCGGGACAACAAATTGTTATCCGTTTGTATAAAGAAATTTAATTTTTAAGGAGGTACATTGCATGCTGAAATCTACAGATACAATGGGTATTGAGACTAAAAAATTTATCCAAAAACACGAAGGCGGCGTTGTTCTTGCCGCAAACGAGGAGCAAGTAGTTGTTGCTATTCGTGGCGAACTGCCGCAAATTACGGACTGCTTGTTGCGCCCGCTCACAAAAATGTTTTTAATCATTGCCGAAAAAAAACCCGCCGATTTTGAAGTTTTGGCAGCCGCTGTAGCCAATCATTTTGTAGCTATTGCAGAAATTGCAGGCCGCGAACATGGCATGCCGTATTTTGCTGAAGTAACAGCATATAAACTTGAAAAAGCACTGAAAGATAAGGTGCTTACAAATATGGCGCGTGAATTGGCTGAAGGTTATGTTGAAAAGCTGAAGGAGGCAGAAGAATGAAAGGTAAATTAATTATGACGATGGAGCAAGCCGCTGACCGCGTGGCGTGGGAACGCGTCCGCAATAGCGGTATCGGCGGCAGCGACGTTGCCTGCATCATGGGGCTTAATCCCTGGAAGAGCGCTTACGCACTCTATGCGGAAAAGCACGGCGATGTTGAGCCGGAAGACCTCTCTAATAATGAATTTGTTTATTGGGGAACCGTCCTTGAACAGGTGGTAGCTGACAGATTCTGTGAGCTGACCGGCAAAAAGGTTCGCAAATGCGGCACATTGCAGGATGAAAGCTATGAGTTCATGCTGGCGAACGTTGACCGCCTTGTGGTTGGTGAGAACGCAGGCCTTGAATGTAAGACTGCGAACGGCTTCAAGTCGAAAGATTGGGACGGTGACGAGCTGCCAGACAGTTACTATTGTCAGTGTCAGTGGTACATGATGATTACCGGCTGCGAGAAGTGGTACATCGCCTGCTTAATCGGCGGTAATCATTTTGTATGGAAAGAAATTCCGCGCAACGATGAGTTTATTTCGGATATGAGAACGCAAGCGATTATATTTTGGAATAACCTCCAGAGCAATATCCCGCCGGAGGTTGACGGCAGCGAAAGCACTGCCACAACCATTGATAAGATGAACAAGGATAAGTTAGCGGTTGACAGCATCGCGCTGCCGAGTGCAGCAGAACAATATATTAAGTGTATTGATGGGCTGACCGCAACGAAAAAAGTGCTGGAAGAACAACTAAGCCAGGCACAGAACGCCTTAAAGCTTATGCTTGACGGCAGCAAAAGCGGCGTGTTTATGGATAGAAAGATTACCTATATACAGATTGCCGGAAAAGTAACGCTGGACAAAAAGGCACTGAAAAAGGACCTGCCGGATGTATACGCAAAGTATGCTAAGGTTGGCAAGCCTAGTATGAGGTTCACGTTAAAATGAGCCTTACAGAGCAAGAGAAATTAGGTTTAACCTTGTTCTATAAACGGAAAAAATTAAGTCTGCTGCAAGGCGATGTTGCTAAAATGGTCGGTTTAGAAAAGCCGACCATCAGCTCATACGAATGTGGCGTAGTTAAAAATATTGCATTGAGTACACGTATAAAATTGGCGCAAGCATTGGATTTGTCGCTGGAAGAAATTTTATATGACAGTGAAAAAGATTGTTTGAAATTAAGGAGGTTAAAAGAATAATGGCAACCGAGGAAAAACTGGCGCTTGCAAGAGAAGTCATTAAGCGTACCCGCAAATGCAAAGACATGACACAATCAGACCTCGCTAAGGCAGTTAGTGTAGCGACAGCAACGATAGGCTTTTGGGAAAGCGGCGTCATAAAATCAATCAGAAAGGTCAATCGCAACGCGGTTGCTGAAGCGTTAGGCATTGATAAAAGATTACTTTCTTATAACCCTGACTCAACAGCACTCCAGCAGAGTTACTTGGAAAAGTTTGCAAACTCAAAGGAAAATTTTGATTTGCAGCCGCTCCCGGATTTGCTGGTGGTGACGGGCAGCGGGCCAAATAGAACATATTATTCTTCTGACAGTGCTCACGATGTAATGGGGTATATAAACTCTCTTCAAGAAAGAGTGCAGGCATTAGAAGATAAACTTCAAAGAATTGAAAAAGCGTTTAAAGGAGATAAAGAAGATGGCAACCATTAACGGTATTACAAAAAGAGCGGCAGCACCTGCGTCCGCAAGCAAAGCACCTTCTGCATTGGGGGTGATGATTGGTTCTCAAAGCGTGCAGCAACGTTTTGAGAAGATGTTAGGCAAGAAAAGCGCAGGCTTTCTTTCCTCTTTACTAACACTAACTAACAATAATAAATTGCTGGCCACGGCGAACCCGAAAACTATTCTGGCGGCGGCTGCGACTGCTGCAAGCCTGGACCTGCCCATTAACCCGTCTTTGGGTAAGGCATGGATAGTGCCTTACAAGGGCAGCGCACAATTCCAGATTGGTTATAAGGGCGTGATTGAGCTTGCAATGCGCACCGGCAAAATAAAGCATATCATTATGACGCCGGTGTACGAGGGCGAAATCAGAGATTGGAACAGATTCACCGAGGCATATACGCCGGGCGAAAAAACTTCTGAAAACATCGTAGGTTACTTCGCAAGATTTGAAACCATTAACGGCTTTAGCAAGACCACATACTGGACTAAAGAAGAAGTTGTCGCTCACGCAAAACGTTTTAGTAAGGCTTTTAATAGTGGCCCGTGGCAGTCTGATTTTGACGCCATGGCCTGCAAGACTGTTCTTCTCTCTATCATGAAAACCTACGCGCCTATGTCCATCGAGATGCAGGAAGCGTTAGAGAGTGACGGAAAAGCCGCTGTGCTCAACGAAACCACCGGCGAGGCTGAATACATCGACGTTGACGCAGAGAACGCTACAGAGCAAGCGCAGGAGCTTGCAGAGGGCGGCAAGGTTGATACTGCAACCGGTGAAATCTTCACGGCAGAAGAAATTGAAGCAAGTATGAAATAGGTGGTAAAGCATGGCTGATGTAGGCTGGGTAAGACTTTCAACAAGACTGTTTGAAAATCGCAAAATTAAATACCTGCTGAATCAACCTAAAGGCGCGGAATTGGTCCTATTGTGGGTGCATCTGCTGTGCGCAGCAGGAACCGTTAACGATGGCGGCAGAGTGTATATCTCTCAAAACGTGATGTACACTCCGCAGTCATTAGCTGCTGATTTTGGAGTGCCGAAAACCATTGCCGACAAAGCATTAACTTTATTCCAGAATCTGGAATTAATAGAAGTCGAAAGTGATGGTTGTATTCAAATCTTGGGTTGGGAGAAGCATCAAAATGTCACGGGACTAGAAAAGATACGTGAGCAGAACAGGTTGAGAAAGCAGAAGCAACGACAGTGTGACAAGTCACGCAATGTTGATGAGGATATGTCACGTGACAGTCACGTGACAGAGTGTGACAAGTCACGCAATGTCACGCAACAGAGAAGAGAAGAGAAGAATAGAAAAGAAAAGGATGATTATCATCATCCTAAAAGAAATGACGACAAAAGAAATGACGACGAGAAAAAAGCGCATACTGAAATTTTTGCCTTATGGGAGAAAAACATGATGCCGCTTACTCCAATCGTCGGAGAAAAACTGCAAGACTTGTTAGGTGAGGTTGGCGAGGCTGCCGTTGAACAGGGAATATTGGCAGCGGTTGAGCACGGCGCAAGAAACTTTGCGTATGTGCAGACCGTAGCAAGAAACTACGTCAGCGGTAACAGCAAGAAGCAGAATGCAGGTGCCGGATATTCTAGCATGGACCTGGTAAACGAACTTTACGGAGAAGTAGGAGGTGAGGGCGATGCTGCAACAGCAGAGAATAGCCCAAACGATTGTTAAACTGCAACAGGCAGGCAAGCGGATGCCGCAGGATATACGGCCCGGCTTTGACCGCCTGGAAGAAGCGAAACGAATCTTGTCTGAAACAGTAAACCTTTGGGCAGGAATTTTTAATCAGCAAAATATAGGCCTTGACCGGTGGGAGAAAGCAGAGCAGATTGCGCTTACCTTGACCGGTGCGAACGGCCTTAACGTGAATATAATCAGCCCGGCGCTGATGCAGGCTGCTTTGAAGCAGGCAGAAGAAGCTCATGTGCAGGAGAATATAAACCGCTGCAACATGGAGAAACTGAGCGACGGCAAGCCGCTTGCTGATAGGCTGAACAGTATGCTGCTGAAATGGACGGCGGCAAAGCTGACGGAACACCGGCTCATTATGCCGTATATGCCGCAGGATAAAGCAGTGTTTGAATACGGCCGGCAGATTGGCTTGAATGATAACGCTATTGACAATCAATTCCGTATCCTGCAATGCTACATGAACGACTTTACGTACAGTCGCAAGCATAATGAGCCTTGTAAAAGTAAGCTGCTGAAATGTGGCGATACGCTTACTTTGGAGGTGCTGGCGTGAATAATTGGACGGCATGGGTTGGCGTGAAATTTGGCACGCTGACGGTTGAGAAGTATTTAGGCTACCAGGATAGGGGTTCAGCTTACTTCTTGGTGCGTTGCGATTGTGGCAAAACAAAAAAAGTGACCATCTGGGAGTTTAAGAAAGGCAAGGAAAAATCTTGTGGCCTGTTGAGATGTAAAGCAAAGGTAAAGGGACTGACTGGTGCACCGAAGCCGCCGGAAACCATTACGCAGCAGGATGAAACTGCCAGCGCACTAGAAACACGCTTAAAGCCTAAATACTATTGCAGGGCTGTTACACCGGACTGCGTGATAAGCACTCTGCTGCACATCTGCTGTTGTGAGTGCGACCGCCCGTGCAAGCGGTGTGAGAATACGCCGCAGAAGTGCGGAGCGAGGAAGAGAAAGAAGAACTAAAGGAGGTTGAAGAACATGGAACATCAAGAAAAGATTATCAAGGCTGTTAATGCGGAGCTGGAAGAATGGCTGCTTAGCGGCGACGTTGATTATCTGCGTAAGGCTATGGCTGTTATCCGCGTAGAAATCGAAAAGGAGAAAGAGAATGACTAAAAATTTAATCCCGGGAATTACAAAGATGCTCGGCGTAGAGCTGGGTGAAGAATTTAAGGTAGTGTATAAAACAGGCGTAGTGTATAAAACAGGCTTTGAAATAATTTGCAACTTTACCATGGCAGGGTTGTTTGTCCATAAAGGCGATAGCGGTAAATATGAAAAAGAGCTGTTGGCAGACATTATTTGCGGTAAAGCTGAAATCGTCAAATTACCGTGGAAGCCTAAGAAAGGCGATGTTTATTTTTCCTTTGCGCTTTTGGGCGATAAGTGGGTTGTTCGCCCGTTGTGGTGTGGCGGCTTTCCGAATGAGTATGCCTTACTTGAAAAAGGCTGGGTTTATCGCACGTGTGAAGAAGCGCAAGCCGCACTGCCTAAAGTGGCTAAAGAATTAGGCGTGGAGTATGAACTGTAAAAGAGAAAACTGCAACATGTTGCAAAAATCTCTTGTAGCTGTTGCAAAAAACGCAACAACTCCCTTGAAAAAGTTGAGGTGAGATTTATGAAAAGAACCATTGGCAATAAGCTAAACGACTACAAACATTTGAAACCGCCAGGAAGTGAATTCTTGCCACGTTTAGTAATGATTAGACGTGCCGTAAATGTTGTTTTTAGAAGAGATAGATATGCGTGGCTCAGTTTAAAAAAATTGTTTGTGCAAAGAATGAAAGCAAAGCACCCGGAAGCCGTCAAAAAATGGCCGAAAAATCGTAGACAGTAAGGAGGCAAAAAATGATTAAATATTACGATATAGAAGCTTTAAGTAACAGAGTTAGATATGCAATTCGCGGAACGTATTTGTTCGGCGAAGACCAAATAGTCGTAGAATACGTTATGTATATAAATGGCAGTATTTTTGGTAATGAAATTCTGCAATCTTTTACCAATGATGTGCCGGATTTTATAGACGACGCTTACATTTGTGTCAAAGGAGATTTAGAAATTGACATAGATGAGGAGTTCGGCAATGTTGAAGAAATTCGCGTCTTTAACAGCAATGGTAAAATAGTGTTCTGCTGCTATGATGCGGAGGTTTTACAGCAATACCTTGTAGGTGTTGAAATTGTCGGAGTTGAAAATCGGGGGTGAGGAAATGACAAATGAAAAATTAAACGTCCTGCTGTTCGCTTTCCGCTATGCCGTGCATAGAATCCCGACGCAGAGTCTGGCGGCTATCCAAAGTGAATTGGTGGAGAATCTCCATGAAATGCCGGATTGGATGTTGGAACAAATGGAACGCGACATTGACTGGAATTTTCAGTTAATGGAGATGCGCAGAGGCAAAGACGGCAAGGTTAAGTTTGATGATGACTGCGAATTTCAGCGGCCGATATTGGAGGCAATTAAACAGGAAAGGGAAGCGAGACAATGAAGTATCTTGTAACCTGGAAGAGTATCGCTTTTCCCGATATGGACTTGCAAACCTGCGTTGAGGCTGAGAACGCCGATGCAGCGCAGGTTAAGGCAGAAGCAGAAGTGTCGGAAGATTTTAAGGATGTCTATTATGTTGACTATGTGAAGGAGGCACAAAAATATGAATAAAGGGTTAAGCGAATTTATGTATAGCCAGCTTGACGAATTGGAGGAACTGTTCAAGAAAAAGCATGAGCAGTATTCCTCCGGCGCAGATGAGCTTGCTAATTTCCGCTGCGGCGCGCTTCTGAACGGACGTAGCGACGATGCAGAGGGAATGTTTGAGGAGCTGAAAGCGTATATGGCAAAGCATATCGCCTTTGTTTATACTCACGATATTCACGGCGATAAAATCGCTGAAAGTTTGAAGGACATTGCCGTATACAGTCTGATTGGCTTATATATGGCGGAGCTGGCAAAGGAAGAGGACGAAGAAACATATAGTCTGGGGCCTTGCCTTGATAGTGCTTTAATCGCAGCTGCAAACAAAAGCATTAAAGCTTTTCGCAATTTACAAAATGAGCTTAATTCTGGCAATTCAGTACAGAAAAGCAATGAGGATGCAGAAAAATGAAATTAACATTTACGATTCCAGGCGAACCGACGGCGCAGGGACGGCCTCGCTTTTCTGCTCATGGCGGATTTGTAAAAGCATACGACCCGGAGAAAAGCCGCAACTATAAAGCCTACGTCAAACTGTTAGCCAGTGAAGCGATGCAAAATATAGGGCTGACGCTTACGGAATTGCCCCTGGGCGTTGAGATAATAGCTGACGTGGGTATTCCTGCCAGCAAGTCAAAAAAATTCAAGGAGCAGGCTTTAAACGGCTTACAGTTACCGATAAAAAAACCCGATGTTGATAACGTCGCAAAGATTATTCTTGATTCTATATCTGGTATTGTCTATAAGGATGATAAACAGATTGTTAAACTTACAATATCTAAAAAATATAGTGACATACCAAAAGTTGAGGTGAAAATTTATAATGTTGAATAATTGTTTAATACTAGGGTGGATAAAATTTGAACCTACGGTGCAAGTTATGAAGAACGGCAAAGAGGTATGCAACCTTGAAATTCAGTGTTCCAGAACGTACCTTGACAAAGACGGAAAGAAAATTTATGACTACATTTCTTGCCGCTGCTTTATCCCGGGACTGATTAAATATATCAGCAACTACATCACCAAAGGCACGCAAGTTATCGTAGGCGGCCGCTTCCAGACTGATTTATACGTGGATAGGAATGGCAAGAACTCTAAAGCAAGCTATTTACTGCTGGAACATTTGGAAAGCGTAAAGATAGCGAAAAGCACAGCGCCGTATCCTCCGAAAGATGAACAGAAAGACCCGCTCGATGATGTGGACTGGTAAAGAAAATGGATTATTCAGAAGCCGCAGATTATGCAGAAAGCTTACTCTTTGCAAAAAACGCGATTGGTAAAGCGGTTGTTTCCGCCAGGATGCAGCAGGGGGCGGAACGCTTGGAATTTGATATGAGGACCGGCGGCGATTCTACGGCACGCCTTGCGATTCAAGCAGTAACGCCGCTTGCCGCCGTCCGCTGCATTTATCTTGGGCAGGCGTTTTTGGTTTACCAGCCGGAAAAATGGCTGGATGTTATGGAACGTTCACTTCTTCTGTTTCGGCAGCGGTTTGGTGACAAGTCTTATAAGGCGATTCAACATCGGTACGTATACCATTGGACGGTCCGCAAAATTTCCGTAATTGATGAGATTAGCCCGCAGGTGTATGCGCTTCGCCGCCGCTCTTTCATTGACGGCTTGCTCATGCTGGCGATTCAAGAAGGATTGATTCGGATTGATATAAACGCGAACAGTTTTCAAAAGGCCAGGGCGGAACAGAAGAAAGAAGGCTAAAGGCAGGCGCTGCCGCTTCCAAACATTAAGAAAATGCTTGCTATTGGTTGGGCGTTACGCTATAATAGCCTTGTCGATAAGTGTAAGCGCCTTTCAAGTATTGCGCTTGTCGGTCCAGCTCTAAAGGCGTAAAGCTGGCACGGATTGAAATATTGTTGATTTTCTTTATGAAATCGCACCAAAAAGAAAAGCCCGGCGTTGCCGGGCTTTTTGTTTTTCGCTTCCCTAAAGTATGCTCCACACGCGCAGAAAAGGGCCGCCACGCGTTCCAATCATGGCAGCCCTAGGATTATACCTGCAAAACTTTTCAGTTCCCAAAATATATAGCCTGCTCGCGTTTGCAGGATACAGAAAAGCCCCGGGGCGTTTGCCTCGGGGCTTGTTTTTTATAAGCGTGCATCTATCTTGTCCAGTATTGCAAGGCAAGCATACCAGAAATTGCTTGCCTGGGTATGCAGTGCGGCCTTTTCACTTTTGCGCGGGTCGCGCTTCCAGTACGGGGCATAGTATTCGCTTGCTTCTATGTTTGAACAAGCGCAACCATAGAAGCATCTTGCTCGCTCGGCCATTACGCGCAACTTTTTTAATTGCTGTATTCGCATATTTCTTCCTCCTTTCGTAATAGCCCGGCTTTCGCCGGGCGGGTGATTCGGGGTTACAGTTCGACAACTTCCAGATATGCGCGGCGGCGGTCGCTGTCGATGATGTAGGGGCGGCAGCCGTTGCCGTCGTACTGATTGATTACGTCGCCTTGTTTAAAGCCGTCATAATCAATCACCGGACAACCTGCGTCATCAGCGTAAACGCTAGCGCCTTCCGGCAACATCAAGTAAACGCGGTCGCTCGCTTCGCTGTAAGCGGCGGGGGCCAGGGTGTAGCTTTCGTTGTAGCCGCACTTCTGGTAGTCACGCCAGCCAGGAAGAAGAACGCGGGGCGCTTCCTCGTCATAACCAACGGTTTCGTATTGGTCGGATTCGGCCAGGTACACCATGACGGGGTAAAGCTTAACGGTTTCGCCTTTGATAAGCTCGCCGCTTTCCGTGCAGGCGGTCGCTTCCCAATATTCGCCGTTCCAGTCGCTTTCAAAAGCGGCGTAGCGCTGGCCGTCCTCGTCGGCTACAACAAATTCGGCGTGATATACATTATTTCTGATTTCCTTTAACATGATTTGATTCCTCCTAAAAAATCGCTTCTGCCTTTTAATATTCTACACCGGCGGCGGCTTTCCTGCCGGTGTAGTGGGTTGAATAGTTTAAGTTGCTGATTCAGCGGTCTAAACAAAAATTGCTTACGCTGGTTCCGCACACTTCCGCTTTATATATGCGGCCGGGGTTGCCAGCGAAGAACCAGCAAACAAAGAACACTTTCGGTCCGTAAATTGCAACGCTGCAATTATTCGCAAGGTCAATAATAAGATTATGACTATTACGACACACGCCGTCAAGCTGATAAAATTTCTTTCGCTTCACTTTAAAGCCTCCTTGATTCCGTAATTTAAATGAGCCACGGCGCGCGGTCGTAAATGTCTAAATGGTTAAAAATCCATAACTTAACATCTACTAGCAGCAATTCAAGCGCCTTTATAGTGGGGTCGCTTCCGGTGGTGTCACCGTCGCATTGATAGATATACGATTCAAGCAGCTTTGCCCAGGCGAACCAATCGGCGCCGGGTTCGTAATGCTGATTGACGATTTTCGGCGTTTTCAGCAGGTTTCGGGGTTCGGTGATTTCATCCAGCCGGACCGCTTCCGCCGGTTCGCCGTATCTGCCAACGTATGCGCGGGCGTTGATGCCGGCTAAAAGGGTAAACACGTTCGCTTCCTCGTATGGATACAGACTGTAGTTCGGAACGCCTTTGCAGCCTTTAAACGCTGCGTTTAAAGCGTCGCGCGTGTTGTCCTTTAAAAAAACATAATTGACGGCGGGAACGTTGTTCAGCAGCTTTGTAACGCCAACGGCAACGGCGTAAACATGATTCGCTGATAATTTAAAAACTGACATTTTTATTTCCTCCTTTATTTCGCTTTTAAAATTTTCAAGGTTCAGTTTTTGGCCTGCCTCATCAGTACCGGGGCGGCCGGTCCCCGGTATACGCCGCGCGGGGCGGCGTTTCGGCTATTGTAATAAAGGCGTTTCCGGGCGGTATTTCAAAAACTCGCTGCCGTGCAGGTCGCGGATTTGGTCCATGCTCAACGTGCGGCGGACCTTCTTCACCCATTCCCCGGCGTGCCAATACCATAATTTTTTCTTGCTGGCCCATCTGCAGCCCGCTTCTTTCAAAACGTCCTTGACGGCTTTCGTTTCGCCGCCAATCCATAACCAATTACCGCAAATCTCGATTTCAAGGCCTTTCAAGCCCATGAGCACGGCCAGAATTTCGGTAAATTCTGCTTGCTCTGCCAGGATTTCGGCGGCGGTCTTGTACGTGCCGTCCGCTTTTTTGTTGCGCTGCCACTCCTGGCGGCTCTCGCTTTCGGCAAGTTCAGCGGCGCGCTTGTCGTGCGCTGCGCTCATTGCCTTAAATTCGGCGGCGCTGCCGCCTTTGTCGGGGTGGCAACTCATGCAGGCTTTTTTAAATGCCTTCTTTAATTCCTCGATTGTTTCGCAAGCGGCAAAAATCTTTTTCCAGTCCACTTTCTTTTCCTCCTTTTTCGGTTCCGGGTTGTATTTTTGTTTCAGTTCGTCGAATTTCTCGCGGCTGACTTTCGCAATCAGTTTTACAAAACGGCGGCTGCTGTCCCATGTATCATAGATAACGCCGTTAACAACGGCTACGGCGTGCTTTGCTACAAAAACAACGTAGCTAGCGCCGGTATCGCAATGCTTTGTAAAGCTGTTGACTGTTTCGCGGCTGGCGGCTTTAACCTCTATACCTAAATCAGCCAGGGCGGCGGTGATGTTCTTGACGGTGTTCCATGCAGCGCCGCTTTCAAATACCTTTGTTTCAAGCAGCTTTTTAGCTTGCTGATAGGTAAGCGGGGTAGCGGTACAGATTGCGCGAATGGAACAATCACCGATATTCTTGTTTTCGGGGTTAGCGTTATACTTTTCAAAAGTCATTTTCTTATTCTCTCCTTTCGGCTGGGCGCGGGCTTTGAACCGCCGCCGGCAGCTTTACAAGGGCTTTCGCCCTTGTCATCAGCTTACAGCAGATAAACGATGTTGGTTGCGTACTGATAAATTTCCTGTTGTGCCTCGCTTAATGCCGGGTAGCGGTTCATGAGCTGAGCAACTTTCATAAGTTGTTTGATACGCAGATTTTTAATTTTCATTTTTTCGTCCTCCTTAATATTTGTAAACGGTTGCTTCACCGGTAACATCAAAAAGGACATTGTAGAAATGGCCTTTGATTACCGTGTAGAGTGCTTCGACGTGCCCCGGGAATTCGTCAAAGTCGCGGGTGTGCAAAATTGTAATGTCTTTTAAATTCGGCTGAAAGCCGTATTCGCGGAAAAGCGCCAGCTGAACCATTTTAGCGTTTTGAGTTTGTTCCATGCGTTTAGTCATTTTTAGTTCCTCCTTGGATGTATACCGTTATTCGGTATCTGTATCTTGATTACAGTTATATTATAATGTCGTTGATTATGCTTGTCAATACCTTTTTTTGATTATTTTTTATTTTTTTTGGTGACAATCACACCGCTATGCGGTATAATGTAGACAACAAATAATGGAGGTGTAAAACATGGATAACAGTAAAGCTATAATCAAGGGGCTAATTGCTATGCGCTGCATGAGTTCGCAGGCATTGGCTGACGGCCTGGGGATGACGGTCCCCGCCGTGCGGAACAAATTGAGCCGTAACAGCTGGGCTATTAATGATTTGGTTAAGCTGGCGCAGGCCTGCGGCGTTCGGCTGGCGTTTGTCGATGATACGGGGCGCGCCGTTTTGACGTTCCCAGCGCCGCCAGCAGATGACGGCAGCAGCCCCGCAGATTAAAACAACATTATAAGAGGATAGCAACGGCCGCACGCTGGCAGATGTTCAGCGTGCGGCCGTTCTTTTTTTATTTAACAACATTTATTATAGATTGAGGACGTTCACAAAGATTTAAAAAAGTATCATTGACTTAATAGCATTTTTTAAGGCATATAATTTATAGCAAGATAATAAATATAATTTAATTGATGATTGACAGATGGATTCTGTTAATCATTTTTTTATTGTCTTTTCTGGTAAATAATGATTATCTTTTCAATATGTATTGTTAATGTATTGTTTAGTGATTGTCATTATTGATAATATTAATTGTATATACAGTTACATAGTTTGTAACGAGAATGTGACGGAAATGTTTAAGATTAAAAGTTTATTAAGTAACGCAAATACACCAACAAGAGGCAGGCCGCCGGCAATAGTCACCCAGCCGCAGACGCTGGAGGAATGTGCGGCGTTGCTCAAACAGCAGGGCGCAGCTGTAGCCGTGCTGGCCGTGCAGGACCTGCAGGCCTATTGGCTCAAGATAATGTCAGACAACAAGGCCAGCAACAAGGATAAGCTAGCCGCGTCAAAGCTATATGCTGATAGTATAGGCGCGTTTGACAAGCAGACGCACGCTAACAAGGGCCCGGCTGTGTATCATTGGGGCGCGGCAGATGATGCAGTGATAGTAAACGATTGTTCAGAAGATGCTACCAAAACATAAACATAGATAGAGCTTTTAACATAATCTTTATTATCGGACGTAAAATATTATCCTGCTGCTGCTGATTAGCTGGCGGTTCCAGATGTTGACGGCCTGGCTGATGATGTTAGCGGCAGGCGTTCGCCTGGTGATGTGCTGCGGCCGTTCCTGCCTGGCTGATGCGGCAGGCCTACCACGTTTTTGCTTTTGGCTGGGCGTTGGTTCTGGCTTTTGTTTGGCGGCGCTGGCGTTGGTGATTTCCCTGGGTTTTCGCAAAAGTTGATTTTGGTTCTTGCCTTTCCCGCTGACATTGAGTGGGGGTGGGGCCCAAAAATTTCGCAGCCGCCGGGGGAGGTAAATACCAAAAATTACCAAAACGATTTTTTCAAGGGGGGTAAACATGGAAAACGTAATACAGATACCATATACTCCACGACCTGCATGGGCGAAGGTGCTGCATAAGGAATTAAGCAGACACCGCTTTGCAGTAATCGTAGCACACCGCCGCTTTGGTAAGACCATCGGAATGGTGAATCACCTTATAAGGGATGCTTTGCAGAGTGACTTAATCAGCCCGCAGTATGCTTTGGTAGGTCCGTTCAGTGCACAGATGGAAATTATTGCATGGGGACCATTGAAGTATTACACAAGCGTCATAGAGGGCATCAAGGTGAATGAAACTAAAAAGTATGTTGAATTCCCCAGTAAAGTACCTGGAGCGCAGGGAGCGAGAATATATATCGTTGGTGCGAATAACCCCGACGCATTACGTGGTACATATTGGGACGGCGTAATACTTGACGAGTATTCGGATATGAAGCCGGAGATGTGGACGCAGATAATCCGACCTGCGATAGAGAACGGCGACAGAAAAGGCTATTGCTATTTCATCGGTACACCCAAGGGGCAGAACAACTTCTATGAGATGTACAAGAAGGCCAAGACGAATAAGCGTTACTTTGCGTATTTGTCGAACGTGTACGATAGCGGCATCTTAGACGCAAAGAGCATAGAAGAACTGAAAGAGGATATGCCGGAGGTAGAATTCAGACAAGAGTATTTGTGTGACTTTAGCGTATCGGCAATCAACGAGCTTTTCAGCCTGGAGGAACTAGATAAGGCTTTCAGTAGAGAGCTGACAGAAAAGGATATTCCCTATGATATGCCGCTGGTGCAAGGCGCTGATATAGCGCGCTTTGGCGATGACAGAACGTGCATATGGCGGCGTAAGGGTTTAATGGCATATGCTAAGCCGAGAATCTATAAGAAGCTGAACACGATGCAGACGGCAGATTATATTGCTTTGGCAATGGATGAAAATAAGGCAGATATGACCTTTATAGACGTTGGCAACATGGGTGCTGGCGTAGTCGACAGATTACGGCAGATGGGGTACACGGCTTTGAGAGAGATACCATTTCAAGGTGCGGCGATAGAGAATAAGCGCTATGAGAATATCAGAGCAGAGATGTACTTCAAACTGAAAGACTGGATAGAAGATGGCGGAGCTTTGCCGGATGAACCTGGACTAAGAGAGGAGCTTGCTGTCATTCACTACAAGTACTCTAAGAATGGGCGTTTAATACTAACGCCTAAAGAGGAGATAAAAGAAAAGCTAGGACGTTCACCGGACCTTGCAGACGGCCTGGCACTAACATTTGCAAGGAAGGTTCCGTTAAGGCAGTTAGGGTTTGACGATAGAAAGCCTAAAGTGCTGATGTGCAATACAGAATATTCGATTATGGGGGCGATTTAAAAATGGGTGGCATTGCAAAATTATTCGGTGGCGGCAACATGCCGACTATTGAAAAGGTGGACCCGGCACCGACTACCGTTGCGACAAGCAGCGAAGTTGCGGCCGGCAGCGACAGTAACAAGAAGAAACGCAGAGGCTTTTCATCTACGCAGACAAGCACTATTGCTAGTGGCGGCGAGGGCGGCCGTAATACTTTAGGCTAAGAGGTAACAGCTTATGAACTTTCAAACGATAGCGGCGAGCAAGCCACAGGGAACACTTCCTAGTGACGGGGTGCCGCTGAAAAAGAACTTGCCAGACCGCCAACGTTTGGTGCGTAAGCTTAAAAGCATGTACGAGGATAGGCGATATTGGGTAGACAGATGGAAAGAGATAAGAGATTATCAGCTCCCATTTGTCGGAGAGTTTGACGATACGGCAGACAAGACCAATCCCGCACGCAGACGTGACTTAAAGATTGTGCACGGGGTAGCTTGGAGAGCGGCACAGGTATTCGCTGCTGGCGTTATGAGCGGACTTACACCGCCGAGCCGCCAGTGGTTCAGATTTGCATATAGACGGCCGGAACTGAATACGAATGTTGAGGCTATGAAGGTGCTTGACACAAGACAAGAGATTGTATCAAGCGTGCTTGCAAAGAGCAACTTCTATAACAGCATCCATACTGTATATCTGGAATTGCCTTTTGGACAGTGCCCGATGGCTATATTCTACGACGCAGAAAACGGCGTGAGGTTTCAGACAATGACAATCGGTACTTATGCACTTGAAGCAGACGGCTTCGGCAAGGTAACTACTTTTGCAAGAAAGTACGATATGACTTTGCAGCAGCTAGCAGACTGCTTCGGCGTAGACGCTTTGCCCGACAATCTGAAAGGACTGTTAGACAATCAGACCAATCTTACTAAGAAGTATAAAGTCTGCTGGATGGTAGAGCCTAACAGTGATAAGCTGCCTGGCTACATGGACAGACTGAATATGCCGTATAGAAGCGTGTACTGGTTGGAAAAGTCAGAGAGTGACGAATACTTGTATGTTGGCGGCTTTGAAGAAGAAGCAGTACCGGTAGCGCGTTATCTTGTCAGCGGCAATGAGGCATACGCAAGAGGTCCTGCGTGGTTTGCAGAAGGCGACAGTAAAATGCTGCAACTGCTGAAAAAAGATTATCTCACAGCAATAGAGTTAAAGATAAAGCCGCCGATGCAAGGCAGTCCAAGCCTTATGAATAACGGCGGTATTAACTTGATGCCTGGCGGTCTAACAGCCGTAGATGACCAGACGCAAGATATGGCTAAGCCTTTGTTCGCGGTTGACCTTGACTTGAAGGACGCGCAGGAAGAAATTATTCGCGTTGAGGATGCTATAAAGAGAGCATACAGTGCTGATTTGTTCTTGATGTTAGATAACCTTGATAATAGCCGCATGACTGCTAGAGAGGTTATGGAGAGAACGCAGGAAAAACTGCAACAGCTAGGCCCGGTGGTTGAGCGATTGCAGGATGAATTCTTAACACTGATTCTTCAACGTGTATATAACATCATCGACAGAAGCGGTGGATTCCCACCGGTACCGGAAGAACTACAAGACATTTTGAGTGAAGAGGATGTAGAAGTGGACTATATTTCACCTTTGGCGCAGGCGCAGAAGATGAGCGGACTTGTGAATATCGAACAGGCGATAGCACAAACCGGACAGATGGCGCAAGTATGGCCAGAAGTTACGAAGAAGATTAACCCGTTGGGTGCTATTACAAAATACTTTGAAATGCTTGGCGTGCCTGCAATGGCATTGCGCAGTGATGAAGAAGTACAAGAAATGCTCAAACAAGAGCAGCAGGAAATGCAACGGCAGCAGGAAATGCAGGAAGGCTTGGCAATGGCACAGGCTGCGGCTCCTGCGGCAGAGGCGGCCAAAAATCTTACTGCGGCGGCGAATGATTCCAATCCGGCTATTACAAGCTGGCTAGGCGTGCCGGGAGGTTGGGAATAATGAGCGAGCAGTTTAAATATAAATCCAATACCGGCGATGATAGAAGGCAAGCACTGCTGACAGAGTACATGGTAAGAGAACAGGCAAGAAGGGATAAAGAGGCCCTGCTTGACCTGCTGGGAGCGAAAGCGGGCGCTGGTTTTTGATGCGTATGCTTGACGTAACCAAAGTAAACTCTATGTGCTTTACCGGCAACAGCAAGACTTTCTACAACGAAGGCCGCCGTGATGTAGGCTTAGGCATTATCAAAAGCATTTTAGCACTTGGGCTGCAAGGCATAGAGCTTAAACAGCAGGCTGAAATGGAGTATGCAGAATTCCAACTAAAGCTACAAGAGCTGGCAGTGGAATATGTAGATAATAACAAGGAGGAATAACTAATGGGCGAGAACGGCGAAAACACAGTTGTGAACGGCGAAGGCGCACAGCAGCAACCCGATACCGCAGCGCAACAGCAGCAAACAGAACCGACTACTAATGCAACTAATAATACAAGTGCTTCCAGCACTATTGCAGGGAACGGAAGTAATGGGCAAGGCGCACAACAGCAGCCCGGCACAGTGAATTATGACTTTGCAGGAGTAGAAATGCCGGAAGGCTATGAGCTTAGTGCTGATGAGCAAGGACGCTTTGTAGATGTCATTAAAGGCATGAACCTTAGCAATGACCAGGCAAGAGCACTTGCAAAGTACGGCACAGAGTATGCAAGCCGTGTAGTGCAAGGCGTAGAACAGCTCCGTGCGCAAGAAATTGCTAAATGGGGTGACGAAGCTAAAACGGCACTGGGCGCAGACTTGGGCAAAGTACAGGGCCTTTGCGATACTGCCTGCCGTAAATTGGAGGCAATGTATCCGGGCTTGAACGTGCGTGAAGCGTTAGAAATTACTGGCGCAGGCAATCAAATTGCTATTGTGAGAGCATTTGCGAAACTTGGCGAACTGCTTGGCGAGGACCCCGGCTTGGCTGCACAAAACGGCGCACAAGGCTTAAACGCTGCGCAAGGCATTGCAGCAAACATGTACCCGAAAACCGACTGGAGCAGGTACAAATAATTTATTAACTTTTAATTGAAAAACAGGAAGGATGATGAAACTATGGCTACTATTGGTTACTCCCAAACTATGAGTGACTTACGAAAGTATTTAACTCCGCAAGGCGCTATTGACCGCGTTATGGAAGTGCTTAACGAATCCAATCCTATTATGGAAGATATTCGCTGGATGGAAGGCGATTTGCCGATTGGTACTAAAACTACTATTCGTGCAAGCCTGCCTTCTCCGTCTATCCGCCGTATTAACCGCGGTACTTCTCCGACTAAAGGCACTGTAAAGCAGCGCATTGATGTATGCATGCACTTGGAGGACCGTTCCTGCGTGGACGTTGAATTGCTTTCCGGCAAACCGAATCCGCAGGCTTTCCGTATGGCAGAGGACGATGCACACGTAGAAGGCATGGGCCAATACGTCGCACGTCAATTCTTGTACGGCAACTTGGACGAAGACCCGGACACTTTCAATGGTATTGCGGTACGCTACAATACTTTGACCGACGGCGGCAAAGGTACTCCAGGCCACCAGGTAATTTCTGCTGGCACTCCTGGTACTAACACTAATGCTTCTATCTACTTTGTAGACTGGGGCGACCGCCGTGTAATGGGTGTATATCCTAAAGGCACCCAGGCAGGCTTGAAAACTGAGGACTTGGGCGAAAGTGATGTATACGACGAGCACAACAAGCCGTTCCGTGCATTGCAGACCTTGTACTCTTGGAAGTGCGGCCTTGCCGTTCAGAATGTGCGCTCCATTGTGCGCGTGTGCAATATTGATGTCCAAAAGCTTAACTCTTTGACTGACAGTGCACAACGCGAACTGATGAATAAATTCATCTTCGCAAAGAACCGTCTGCAAGACCCGAAAGCGCCGGTTGCGTATGTATCTGACGGCGTATACTCTTGGTTGGAGTGCTATCTGAACAACAAGAACAATGTTCATGTTACCCGCCAGGACTTTATGGACGCGCCGCCTAAACTGTACCTTGCAGGTATTCAGATTAAGAAACTTGACTGCCAAAGCGAAACCGAAGCGGCAGTACAATAACCGGAAGGAGTGAATAACAATGATTTTTGACCAGCAAAATATGTACATGGACAATTCCTTGACCAGCAATGTAATTGCGAACGTTGGCGGCGGTGATGCGGCCGACCCGTTGTTTCTTGTTATCACTGCGCCGACCGCCTTAGCTACTAGCGGCACTATCACTGCGGCGCTGGAAACTTCCGACAGCGAAAGCTTCGGCACTAAAACCGTTGTTGCGACTTATACCCTTGCTGCCAGCAAGAAGGGTGTCTTGGTTGCGGCAAAACTGCCGTATGGCATGAAGGCTTTTTCCAGACTGACTGTTACCGGCGCAAGCGGCGGCAAACTGACTGCTGGCTTGACTGAAACTGTTCCGAACTGGCCGGGCTGATTTAGTACTTTAAGGGGAGGGCGAAAGCTCTTCCCTTTTTTAATAATCAAGGAGGAATAGTTAAAATGCTTAACATTACCGATGTATGTAATATGGCGCTGGCTCATATCGCCAAAGGGCGTATAAGCAATATAGATGAGCAGTCGGAGTTGGCCAGACAGTGCAAACTGTTTTATGAGCCTACCCGCAAAGAGTTATTAAGAAGCTACACTTGGGGATTTGCAAAGCGCGTGAGCAAGCTTGCAGAACTTAGTATCGAATCTCCGTACTGGTCCCACGTTTACGCCTACCCCGAAAAGTGCCTTGCTGTGCGCAAGATATTTGACGCTGACACCGGCGCAATGATAAGGGCAGGCGAACAGCAGCAGGAAGAGTGGGACTTATATATGGCAAGTGACAACGTGCTTGGCATAGGCTGCAATATCCCTGCTGCGTGGCTTGAATATACCTATGATGTTGACGACGTGGAAATGTTTTCAAGTGATTTTTTGAGCGCGTTTACTCATATGTTGGCGTTTAATATCTGCGTACAACTGACCGGCAACAGCGGCTTGCAGCAGACGCAGTATCAGCTTGCAATGGCAGCATTACAGAAAGCGAAGTATACCACGGCAAGCGAAAAGAAAGAATTGCCGGACTATCCGAGCAAATATTTTGACGGGAGGGCGTAATTATGGCTAGTGGGTTAACACCTTATTATTTATTGCAGCCTGCATTTACCGGCGGCGAAATCAGCGCCGAAGTTGCCAACCGCGTCGATTTAGATAAGTACCAATTTGCGGTGCTGCAAGCCTATAACTGCCTTATCAAGCCGCACGGCCCTATTTATCGCAGACCGGGCATGAAGTATATGGCACGAACGAAATATAACGATAAAGCGTGCATCCTGGTACCATTCAACGGCGCAGACAATACCGACTATCTTTTGGAGATTGGCGAGAAATATATAAGGGTGCATAAGAACGGACTTTATATAAACATAGAAGTTATGACACCGTACACGGCGGATATGCTGCAAGATTTGAGATTTGTACAAAGCGCAGACACTATGTTTATTGCAAGCGGCAAATATCCCGTGAAACAGCTTGCAAGATACTCAGACACTGACTGGCGCTTTTCTGATTTTGAAATTACTGATATGTATTTCGACGAATCAAACTCACTTGAAAAATATAGCGGCATAAGTTATACGTCACCTGGCACTTACCTATTTCAGCCGACTGTTACCGGTGAATATCAAATTGATATAGCTGGCGCAGGCGGCGGCGGCGGTGGTGCCGTTACATGGAGAAGGCACGGAGAACACCAAGTTTATAATTATGCCACCAAAGGTGGCGACGGCGGCAGTGGTGAACGCATTATAAAAACTCTAACGCTGACCAAAGGCACAAGTTACACGATTACAGTCGGTAGCGGCGGCAGCGGCGGTGCTTATGCTCATAGTGCAGGCAACTACGAAGATACAACAGCTACTAGCGGCACTAAAGGCGCAGACAGTACGGCGTGTGGACTAACAGGCAGAGGCGGCGGCGCAGGCGGCGCAGGCAGCCGTATGTATGGCGAGGACGGCTATTATTCCGAAGTTGGTACGCAAGGTACAACATATGGCGAAGGCGGCGGCGCTGTAGGTGGCGCAGGCGGCAAAAAAGGTGCTCCAAACGGCACAGCGGGTGCTAATGGCTGGGTAAAGATTTCATATACCGGCAACAAAGAATTGACACCTTCTGGAACACAAGGCGACATTACTTTAAAGAGCAACAAGAAGATTTTCGCTAGCAGCAAGCCTGGCGCGTATATCAAACTTAAACAAGAGATTGCAAGCAAGACTGTATCTACCAGCAACGGCACTACTGAAAGAGTGCGCGTAGGTGAAAATTGGAAGGTTATCAGTCACGGAACCTGGAGCGGCAGTTTTACCGTAGAAAAAAGCGACGATGGCGAAAGCTGGAAGGAATACAGAAAATATACATCTAAGGACGATTACAACCCGTCCGAAAGCGGCAGCGTAACAGAACCGGTATTTTTAAGGGCGGTATGTACTATAACTAGCGGTACTTGCACTGTTGATTTAACAGCAATGGCCTACAATGCGGAAGGCGTTGTAAAACTCACTGAAATCACTAGCGACAGTACAGCTAAAGCCCATGTTGAAAAAGAACTTGGCTCAACGGATATGACAACTAATTTCTTATGGGGCGCATGGAGTGAAGAATTTGGCTACCCGCAAACACTGTGCTTTTTCCAAGACAGATTATGTTTTGGCGGCACGAAGAAGCAGCCTTATATGGTGTGGATGAGCAGGACAGGTGACTACGGCAATTTCAGTGTAGAGAAAGCCAGCGGCACTGTTACCGACGATAGCGCAGTAGCACTTGCGTTTGTGAGCCGCAAGCAGTTTAAGATTTTACACTTGATAGCAAGCACCGATTTAATCGTCTTGACTGCGGGTAACGAATGGACAGTAAGCGGCAGCGATACTGTAACACCATCTAAAGCCGTTCCCAAAATGCAGACTACACGCGGATGCAGCACTGTTGAGCCGTTGATGATTGGCGGCAGAATCGTGTTTGTACAAGGACGTGGAAGCACTGTAAGGGATATGGCATATAGTTATGAAACAGACAGCTACGGCGGCAATGACTTAACATTGCTGGCAAAGCATATCATAGAGAATGTACAGATTGTCGACAGTGCATATAAGCAGGAACCCGACAGCACTATATACTTTGTAAGAAGTGACGGAACTATGGCTTGCTTATCCTACATCATGGAACAAAAGGTATATGCTTGGTCGACGATAGAAACGCAAGGCAAGATTGAAGCTGTGGCGGCAGTGCAGGAAGGCGACGAAGATATTATTTATCTTGTAGTAAAGCGAGAGATAAACGGCGTGACAGTACGCAACATTGAGTATCTGGCAAAGAATCCTGCAAAAAGCAATAACCCCGATGATTATATTATGCTTGATAATGCTATTGAGTATAGCACTGCTGAAAAGAGCAGTGGGGAAACGGAGATTGATGCAGCAGAGCTGGCAGGCGAAAAAGTTACTGTTATCGGTGACGGAAGAATGTATAGCGGACTGACAGTAAGTCAAGACGGCACTGTGACGCTCCCGGCGGCCGTACAACACGCTTTTATTGGCTTGCCCTATAGAAGTATCGTGGAACTTCCAAACGTCGAAATTAAGACTGGTGACGGCACTATGCAAGGACGCAGAAAACAAATTAGTAACTGCATAATGCGTTTAAGTAATTCGCTGGGTGGCATGGTTGGTCCAGATATAAATACTTTGGACTTGATGAATTTTGATGAGCAGAACGCAGTGAGCGATATTAAATTATTTACCGGCGACAAGCATATGACTTTGCCTATTGGCGGCTTTAACAACGAAGGCAGAGTGATTATCGTTACGGATGAGCCGTATCCTTTTAACTTGTTGGCAGTAGTGCGGGAGGTGTCTTTCGGTGGCTAAGAAGTGGACTGTTGAAATTCTTGATAACAAGTCAAAAGAAAATGTTGTGCCGTTGATTGAAGAACTCATGCAAGATATACGGCCGCATGATAAAGAAGATTTGGAAGCAAGCAGTGACCCGGTATTTGTACTCATTGGTAGTATCAAGCTTGACGAAGAAACAAGGGTATACCGTGGTGAGGATGGCAAACTGCTTGCGATATTCGGCAAGGGCACTATGGAATGGGGCGCACCAGGGCGCGGCATTTGGATGGTTGGCACGAACGAACTTTACAACGGGTACACAAAGAGCCTGCTTTTCAAGGAGGCTAAAAAAGTGCTGAATGAATGGGTGCGTAAGCATGGACTGCTGCACAATATCGTCTACGAGAAGAACCGCACTAGCATTAACTATTTAAGACACTTGGGGGCGGTATTCTTGGTAGAGCCTAAAATAGGTTGGGACGGCAAAAAGTTTTATCAGTTTTATATTCCATACAGAGGGGAGTGAGCGTAATGGGCACACTTGGCATTTTAATGGGGCTGCAAACTGTTATGCAGTTAAGCGGCCAGCATCAGCAGGCCAAACAGCAGGAACAGGCATATAAAGCGCAGGCGCAGGCCGCACAGCAGAACGCGGCTATTATGAGCCGCCAACGTGAGCAGCAAGCAGAAGCATATGCGCAGAAGCAGAGCCAGCTTAACGATAGAATGAGGCTTGCAAGGGGGCAGGCGCTGGCGGCGGCAGGCAGCAGCGGCCTAACTAGCGGCGGCAGTGTCAGCGATATTCTTTCAAGCAGTGAGAACGCTTACAGAAAAGACAGCATGAATCTGTTGCAGAATCAGCGCAATGATGCGTGGAGCACTTATGTAAACGAAGTCAATTACCGCAACCAGGCAAGCGCATATAATGCGGCGGCGAAGAACGCTAAAGCCAACGGCAAAATGCAGATGTTTAGTACGCTTGTAGGTGCGGCGGCGAACGCTTACTCTAAAGGTATGATTGGCGGCAGCAAGGGAACAACTACGGTAAGCAGTGACGATTGGTACGATGCTAACAGTGATTTCAATCTTCCTGCTAGCAATATGAACGGCTTCAATCTTTACAACCAGGCAAAGAAGAATAACCCGTTCATGGATAATACAGGCTTTACTAAATGGAACTGGTAAGGGAGGTGCAGTATGAAGATTGCAGGTTATCAAGGCAGCGTCAATTTAGGTACCGGTGGCGGTGCGACTGTCAAGGTATCGAGTGACCTTAACGCTTATGGCAGCGGCGGCAAAGGACTTGCCGCTATTGCCGGTGCCGCCAACAAATGGGCGGTAGCAGTAGAAGCACAGCAGGAAGATGAGGACAAACAGTCCATTCTTAATGCTATGGATATATTTAATAAGAGCCGTTATAACATCATGTACAACGATGAAAGCGGCCTTATGAATACAAAGTTAGAAGGCACTGCCGGTGCAGGCGCAAGCTACACAGAGCAGATAAATAAAGCAAGGCAGGATGTATTAAGTAATACCAAATTGCACAGCCAAAAGAACCAGCTTGCATTAGACCATTTAATGTATCAGAGCGCACAGCAAGGCTTCCAGACTGTCGACCAATACGAGCAGAAGCAAAAAGAAGCAGTCACTGATTTGCGCTATGACAATAATATTCAGAACTCCTGCGAGTTTGTACAGAAGAACTGGAACAACCCGCAGGCGCTGCAAGATGAAATTATTCGTACACAGTTGCTGACAAGTGCTATATATGGCAAGCGTGGCGCAGAGTTTATCGAATCTAAGAGCAGAGCCAACATTGGGCAGGTGGTAGCAAGTGCCGTCGGTGCAAGCATCACCAACGAAGATTATGGCACTATGCGTAACATCATGGATAAGTACGGTAGTTATCTGACTGCCAATCAGCGAGCTGCTTTTGAGAAGGTGGCATACGATAAAGAGAGCAGCGCTTTTGAAAGAAATACCGCTAAAGATTTGTATGCTAAATATGGCGACAATGAAGAAGCGGTACGCAAAGAACTTGAAGGCATGAAAGGATTTAGCGGCGGCGAAAGCGGTAATGATTTTGAGAATTTGCTAACTTCTTTCGGTATTCAAGAGAGCGGCGGCAATTATAACGCCAAGAATGGCCGTACAGGCGCAAGCGGCAAGTATCAGATTTTGCCTAGTAACTGGCCTAGCTGGAGCCAAGAAGCGGGCTTGCCAGCAGGCGCAGCAATGACACCGGAAAATCAAGAGATTGTAGCACGATTTAAGTTAAAACAATACTATGATAAATACGGTGCAGCAGGTGCGGCGGTAGCATGGTATAGTGGAGAAACTAATGCGCAACGCTGGGTAAGTGGTAAAACAACGGACGTATGGGGAAACACTTGGGATACGCCGCAGCATGGGAACGAGCCTAGCATTAAGGAATATGCAGAGAGTGTTACCAACAGAGCGGGAAGTGTGCGCAGCACTCACAACATGAGCCAGGATGAGCAAGACCGCATTATGAAGCAGTACCGCACTATTAAAGCAGACCATGACAGAATAGAAACTTATAAGAAAAACAAACTTTTTGAAGGGATAAAAAATGAGATATTTGCTATGTTTGGTAACGGCACAAGCTATAGTGAAGCTATGGCGTGGGCTACTAACCAGGCAGGCAGTGACCCCGACAAGTATGTAACTTATCGCAATGCTGTTAATGCTATATATGGACCGCAAGGCAGAAGCGGTAGCGGTGGAAGCAGTAACGGAAAACTTGATGACGATGCAATAGGCGTACTGGAAGATATGCTGCAAGAAGGCAAGTTTTCTAGCATTGACCAATTCTTGGCATACGCTGCTAACAAAGGTGCATCATCTGCGCAGCGTGGGAAGTTAGAAAAAATATACAAAGATTGGTATAGCGGTACAGGCGAATTTGCTTTTGATATGGAAGGCCTTGTGCAACAAGTCGCAGGTAAAAATGCTGATGCACTGTACAAGAAGAAAATCCAAAACTATGGGCGGCAATGGGTACGCGCTTATCGCGTAAAAAATCACGGCATGAATCCGGGTGAAACGGAGTTGTTGGAAGCCTTGCAAAACTGCGTAACTACTAAGGTTTACGGCAGCTATGTTACCGAAAAACATTCATTCTGGTTTGACAGTACAGAAGATATAAAAGCAAGTGACGCAGATTTGATTGCACGTGGTATCGCAAGCGTAAATAAAACCGGGGATGATTGGTACGATGTTAAATGGTTGGATGGCACATCGGGCAAAATAAACGGTGCATATCTGGCAAAGTTACTGAAAGGAGATTACTAAATGGCTAATGAACCTTTAGACGAATTCGACCGCAGATTAAAGGCAAAAAAGGAATATGCTAATTATGGCTTTATTGCTGATATTGACAGCGGCTTGTCACCTGCTGAAACTCTAGGCTTTTATGACCTGCAAAAAATGAGTTACGATGAATACAACAAGTTTTCGCAGGCAGTAAAAAGCAATAGCTCACCGACGATTGATACTAGCAGTATTATCAACGACGATAAGCCGGGCATAGGCACTGCCGTAATGAACGGCCTTAAAGGTTCGGTGCGTGGCTTATTCGGTGCGGCTAAAGCGGCCGTTGACGCTAATATTGAAGCTCATAAGGGTGACAAGAATGTTGTTAAAGAGTATGACCAATCAGAGAACATCAGCAAGGCTTTAGGCTATGTCACCGATGAGATTTTGAAGCGCGAAGAAGTTAAGGCTGATACGGCGGCTGGGCAACTTGGTTATGATTTGGCCGAAAACGGTATTCAGCTTTTAGTACAGCTTGCACTGACTAAAGGCGCAGGCGCTGCCGGTGCAGGAATGAAAACTGTACACGCTATCAGTATGCTTTACAATGGTGCAAACATCAGCGGTGAACAATATCTGCGACTGCGCAAAGAAGGCGTAAACGCAAGCAGAGCGGCAGAAGCAGGCTTGATGAACGCTGTGCCGCAGGCGGTATTGGAAGAACTGCCGCTTGGCAGACTGCTAAAGAAGATGCCAGCCGGTAGCGGTCTGAAAGCTAAGATTTGGGAAGTCACTAAACGCGGCCTTGAAGAAGGCGTTACCGAAGCATTGCAGGAATTCCCGGAACAGGCGACGGACTTATGGGCAAAGAACCCAGGTGCAAGTACTGCAAAACTTGCGGAAATGTGGGGTGAGAACTGGCAGCAGAATTTGAAGGAAGCAGGCTATAGCGGCCTTATCGGCGGTATCCTTGGCGGTACAGTCAGTGGCGTAAGCGTTGCCGTTGACAGTGCCGTTGAGCACGTAGCCTTGAAAGCGAACGAAGAACGCAAGGCAAAGTTAGTAGCAGACGCTGAACGAATCAAAGAAACAGGCATTAACCCCGAATACGCAGGAGCAAGCATTGACGCTATTAATGCTAACGTAGAGGATAATACTGTTACTGTATCAGCGCAGGATTTAGAAGGCTACAAGCAGACTAGCAACAATAATAAACTTTTTGAGGAATTGGGAATTACCGAAGAAGAAGTTGCAACGGCTGCGGAGCTGGGGCAGGATATAGATATTAGCCGTGGCAAGTTTACGGCGGCTATGGCTAAGGACAATGCACTGTTTGAGGCTACAAAAGACAATATGTATTTTGACAGCAACGGCGAATTGTCGGACGGCGGCGCAAAGACACGTAAGGAATTGCGAGAAGGCTATAACTTAACCAGGCAAGCAAGTACGGAGCTTGACGCAGAACTTGACGCTATTGTTGACAGCGCTACTAAAGCCGGTATGAATAAATCTCATGCTGGCAATTTGCGCTTAGTGCTGGAGAGCCGCGCACTTATTGCAGACCCCGAAAATCCTGCTGCATGGCTGCAAAAGAATAAGCTGCGCTTTGAAGATGGCGGCAAAGCTAAACAAAAGAATGGCTGGTTTAGCAAGGGAGGAGTGCTTAAAAAAGAGCAATTCTATACTACTAATATTACCGGAAATGAGATGGGACACTATTCAGATTTGAAGAGCTTGCAGAAAAAGGCTTTTGCATGGTATAGGGACAACTTGCAAGGCACGAGCGTTCATAATGGTGTATTGGGTGATATTAGAATAGATAAAGGGTATCAAGAAAATAATATCAAATTTGGCGCAAGTGGCAGAAAGAAAATGGAACACACTTCCGCTAAAAAAGAAAAACTTTTTGCATTGCGCTATTTACGTGAAATTATGGAGAATGGTAATTTCGTTACAGAATCTGCGCCGCAAAAAGAAAAACATTCAGACGAGAATTTTTATTATATTCATTCTGCACTGAATGTTAATGGTGAAAAACGTTATGTAGTTGTTACAGTAAGAGAACATAATGATAAATCATTATCATATTATAATCATAATGTTTTTAACGAAAGTGAGTATAAAAAAATAGAGGACGCGTTCAAGCCCTCGGGTTCCGAGCAATTCAAGGCTCAGCCCAGTATCTCAAACAAAACGTCCTCTTTTGCTGATAGTGTATCACAAAAAGCAGATAATTACAAGCAACAAAAAATTGTCAATGGTACACTGAAAGATAAAGGCATGATTTCCCCAATGGATGATGGTACTTATGTTATCACGCTTTTTAAAGGTGCAGACGCAAGCACAGTTATCCATGAAACAGGACACTACTTTGCAGAAACTATGATTAACGAAGCACTTGCAGACCCCAGCAATGCAAGACTAAATGCTGATGCAAAAAAACTCATGGAGTATGCAGGCATTGATGCTGAAACATGGGCAAGCGGTGACGTTGAAGCAAAGAGAGCCGGGCATGAAAAACTGGCAGAAGCATTTGAAACCTACATCATGGAAGGCAAAGCGCCTAGTGTTGGCTTGCGCGGAGTGTTCCAGAGATTCGCTAATTGGTTATCAGCTATTTATAGCAAGATAGCAAGAAGCGACAATGCGGCAGAGCTGACACCGGAAGTGCGGCAAGTGTTTGACAGGATGCTGGCTTGCCGTGAAGAGATTGAAGTTATGGCACGCATGGAAGGTATGTTTGGTGCTTTACCCGACAATATCACATCCACGCTATCCGAACAAAATAAAAAGACCTTGCAGGATAAAATCTTAAAGGCTAAAGACAAGGCCGTGGATATTCTTACAAGGCGTGCTATGGCTGATTTCAGCGCGAAGCGCAGAGCTGAAAAGGCTGCTTTCATCGAAGAAATACGGCCGCAGATTGAAGAAGCGGTAGCACGTGAGCTTGTCAATCGTGCAAGAGTGCAAGTCGGGCAGGAATTCGGGAAAGAATCAAAACTTGCTAATCCTGCGATTATTGCAAGAAAATACAGACACGTTTTGGGAAGCGTACTGCCAAACTATAATGATATGCTGAACGATACCAACGCCAGCATTGACGATATACTTAATCCGATAGTTGAGTATCTTCAAACGGAAGTCGACACATACGGCACACTTTCTAAAGAGCGTGTTGCAAACGCCGAAGATATGTTGATTGCTATGTTCAGCAAGTCAAGACAGAAAACTGTTACCAATCCTACATTCGTTGTTGATGAACACGGCATGGCTCATGCTAACTTCAAGCAAAAAATCAACGAATGGGAAACAATCGAAGCTAATCCGCGTAGACTTGCAAGAAAATACATTTATGGCAATGAGCGCATAAACTATAACGAATTATTGAAAGACACAAACAGAGCTATTGATGATATTTTAAATCCTATTGCTGACAGAATAGAAAGCGAGCTTGCGGAATATCAAGATACAGTCAAGAGTGAGCGTGCGTTTTTCATCAATGGTAAGTGGGGCTACTTTGCCGCAACCAATAGAACAGAAGGCAAGTATGCAAATGACTTTGCAGGCATACCGGACCAAAGCGCAGTCTTGGTTGATTTTGGTGAGATAGGCAAGGACGGAAAACGTCATTGGACTAAGCGAGCTTTAGAGCAAGCGGATATTGAAGGCCTTGTATTCCATGAAGCAGGTGACAGTATTCGTAATGTCAACTGGGTATCAAGATACGTTCATGACTACGGTGGCAGCGTAAGCGACTTGACCAGTAAAAAAGGACGCAGAAGAATTGCCAAAAAGATTGCAAGGGGCGAAGATATAGCGGATTACTACGATTTACGTAGTACCGGCTTAGACTATAGCGACGCTGAAATTAAGGCAGACTTTAAGCATATTGTCGATGAGCTGGACAGACTGCAAACCTTGAAGCATAGACTTGAAACAGACCCCGAAGGTGTCGACCTGGTAAAAGAAAGCAAGCGCAACCAATTATCGCAGGAGCAAAAAGAACTCTTTGACCAGATAGCAGAGGAAAACGGCTATGCCGGCGGCTATGAAATGGCAAGAGAGATTGTCGAAGGTTATACCGTCAATGAGAATGAGGGTAGCGACGTGCAGGATAACTGGGCGAGAAACTACATTCGCAACGGCGGTGACAGAGCAAAGCTCAAAAGCGAAGAAGGCTTGAAAGAGATTGCCGAAACGTTGGTAGAGGGTGAACAACTTACGGAGCTTAACGAGCTTAAAGCCTTGAAGCATGAGCTTGAAACTAATCCGGATAAAGTCGACCTTGTGGAGATGAGCAAAAAGCGTGCCTTGTCTAACGAGCAGAGAGAACTGTTTGACTGGATGGCTGACAGTTTGGGCTATGACAGTGGCGATGCTATGGCGCAGGATATTTTGACTTCACCGAGCGAAAGAGCTATGGTACGTCAAGAGATTGACAAGGCTGTGAACCGCAGATTCCCCGACTTCATGCAGGAGCGTGAACAGGCAAGAGAGGCGGCAAGGGAAGCACTCTACAATGACGAAAGCGGCGAAGTGGTTGCACTTGAACAACAGCTTATTGATGAGGCACTCAACGAAATAAGCGACAAGGATATTAAGCAAAAAGAGCGTGAGAATATTGCTAAAGTGCGGAAGCAGAACGCAGACAATTTTGCTAAACGCTATATTCAGACTTTGCCAGCAGGCGAAGTTATGAAGCCGAGAAGATTTGCTATGGCAGAACGCAGAGCGGCGGCTAATGCAAACAAGGCTGCGAAAGCTGGCCTTTTGGAAGAAGCGGCTATGTATAAGCAACAGCAGATGATTAATCACGCTTTGTATCGTGAAGCAGTCAAGGCCAAACATCAGATTGAAAGCGCAAGAAAGTACGTCAGAAAGCAGATGCACAGCAAGAAAGAAGTGTGGGGAACAGAGCAGCACTTCTTCCAAATGTGCGCATTGCTGGAGCGTATGGGCTATCACCGCAAGGACTTTAACACCAACGGCAGAGAAGTGCAGCCGCTTAGCGATTACATTGCAGAGATGCAGGCAAAGTACGGTGACGAAATTATTTCTATGCCGGAGTTTGTTCTGAACCCGAATAATGATTTGACCAATGCGCCGCAGCTTAGCCTTGCGAACTATATGGACGTTATCGACGCGCTGAAAAACATTCGTGCTATTGCAAAGCAGGATACGCAGATGAACAAAATCGCCGCCGGTGAAGCCTTTGAACAGGTTAAGGCTGATACGATAGCGCACCTGCAAGAATTGCCGGTAGAGTACGAGGCGGAGATTGGCAGCGACAGTAAAAAGAGCCTGCGTAAGCGAATTATTGACTGGCCTAAAAATATCATAGCTACACTGCGTAACGCTGATAACTTCTTCTTGATGATGGATAATTGGACGGAAGGTTATTTTACTAGGGAGTTTTACAACAAAATCAACCATTGTGCAGATATGGAAAGCACGATGCTTGAAGGTTATCAGAACGAGCTTACAGATGCTTTGCAGAAATGGGAGCCAGACAAAGAAACCGGCATTGCGCACGATAAAAGAATTTACTACGAAGAACTTGGCGGCAGCGCAGATAAGCATGCTTTGATTGCTATGCTTTGCAACCTGGGCAGTGATAGTAATGCTGCAAGACTTTGTTCACAAAAACCGGTAGGCGTAAAGAATTCTGATATATGGGTGGAAGAATCGGAGCTTATAGGCAGAGAAGAAGCAATGCTGCAAACCAAACAAAACCTTATAGAGTTTTTGTGTAAGCATCTGACTAAAGAAGATATTGCCTATGCGCAGGCACGTATCAATGCAGCAAGTAAATTCTGGCCTATGCTGGCAGAAGTCAATCGCAAGACAAAAGGCTTTGAGCCGCCGAAGATTGAAGCGTCACCGCTGGTGCTGAAGCTTGCAAGCGGCGAAAGCGTAGTATTTGACGGTGGCTACTTCCCGTTGGAACGTGATACACGCACCGGCAGTATGCCCGGAAAATTTGACAGAATCGACAGCACCGAAGAAGGCAACAGACCGCCACAACGGACTTTGACTACTAATACCGGGTCCAGTAAGTCACGTACTGGCGGCAAATATCCCGTAGACTTATCGCGTGGCAGTGAGGTTACGGCGGTAAAAAGCACTATTCACGATATTTGTTATCGTGAAACAATGCTTGATTTCAGAAAGATACTGAACGATGAGGATATTTACCGCAACATGGTTGAGCGTTTAGGCGATACCAACGTAAGACTTTTTAGAGAGTTTTTGCAGGCTTGCGCTAACCCATATGGCAATAAGACAGCATATATGGCTGAGAATCTGTTTACGAAAGCTGCCAACGCTTTACGTAATATTGCAACAAATACCGCTATTATGCTTAACTTCAAAACGGCAATGCAGAACTTTTCTAACATCCTGCTATACGGAAATAGCGTAGAAGGCTTTACTTATGCTGACGCTTTCAGAGCCTTGTACCGTGGCTTTACAGGTGAAGGCAGGGCAGAAGTAGATGCGATTTGCGCAAAAAGCGTGTTTATGCGTGAACGCATGGAAGTACCAGACGTTACATTGAGAGATATTCAGAATCGTTCCGACCTTAACTCAATTGAGAAAAAGACGCTGAAATATGGTGCAATGCTGTTAGGCTACACTGATATGATGACTGCAAAGCCGGTATTTGCAGAAGCATACATGAAGAAAATCAATGAAGGCAAGACGGAGCAGGAAGCACTAGACTTTGCGAACGCTGTTATTCGTCGCACGTTAGGCAGTAGCCGTATTCATGATGTGTCAAGCCTGCAACGTGGCAGTGGCCTATTCAGACTGTTTACGATGTTCCAGGGATTCTTCAATACGCAGTTTAACCAATGGGACAGAGAAGCTCATATTGCTAAAAGGTTATGGAATAGCGGTGAAAAAAAAGAAATGGCTGAACGGCTGATTGCTTTCGTTGCTGCTAAATGGTTAGGCGTATGCTTGTTGAACGTGGCTATCGGAGAGCTTTCTTTGACCGCTCCTTTTGAGAAAGATAAAAAAGACGATTGGAATAATCTTGCAAAAGAGCTTATCAACTACCCGTTGTCTATGGGCGGCCCCGTAGGGCAGGCAGCGAATGTTGGCGTACAGAACTTGCTAGGCATGAGAAACTACGGCTATAGACTGACTGCGGCGCAAGGCTTGATTGACAGAGGCTTTACTGTTGCAAGACGTATAAACGATGTTGTGGAAGGTAAGAAAGAGCCTAGCGAATTGGCAGAGCAGGTGGCATATGTCGGCGGCGCATGGCTTGGTATTCCTAGCGGCATCTTCAATATCATATTCAACGGTATAGATATTGCTGCTGGTGATATGGATTTTGAACTGCAAGACTTGATTAAGCGTCGCCCGCGTTCCGAACGTAAACACGAGCAGTAGCTTATGGTAAAGAAGTAGTAAAATAAAAAAATCTGGCAGTGTAAAAACTGCCAGATTTAAAATGAATATGCTGGTTTATTTTCTTTTGCGTGATATTGATTCGGCTATTTCTGAGCCTGCGCCAAAAACGAGCGTCGCGATTACAGAGAGAATGGCGAGCATTGCTTCAAGCGTGAGATATTGCAGCACAGTTGTGTACCACGTTTCAGCGAAGATGAACCCTGCTATAATGGCGATAGGCACGCAGACCACGAGTGGAAAGCCCATAAACAATGATAAAGAAAAAATGAATGTGGCTATGCCGTTATCGTGAAACAGAAACGCTGCTCCCGGCGCTACGCTCGTGATGATTGCAGCGAGTAAGTGAAAGCCAAACCAAATTAGTACAAGCATGATAAGCATAAAAAGTATAGGCATATAAAGCACTCCTTTCTTTGCATTATAGTATATCGCAATCGCTATAAAATGTACATAAGAATTTCACAAATGCTCATTGCTAAAGTTAGCAAAATTGTGTGCTAAAATTAAAGAAAGTAAATCATTTAATGTCTATCTAATTTTTAGATAGACATTTTCTTTTTATGAATAAACGAAAGGGGTTGCTATTATGCTTACTCATGTTGACAACAGAATCACATATAGTGGCAACGGAAATACAACAGAGTTTGCGTATCAGTTTAAAATTTTAGACCGGACGGACATAAAAGTTTTATTGACTGACGCAGACGGCAAAGAAAAGCTGCTGACTAAAGATTATTACGTTGATGTTGAAAAGAATGTTGTACGTTATCCAGGTTATGCAGTCGGCGCAGAAGTGCCGGAGAGTGAACGGCCGCCGGTGTTGCCGACAGGTTGGAAACTGACGATTTATAGGGAAGTGCCGGTAACGCAGGAAACGGATTTGCCAGACCAATATCCTTTTAACCAGGTTGAAGATATTGGCGATAAACTGACGATGATTGCGCAACAGCTTACCGACGTTACCGGTAGAAGTTTGAAAATCGGTGTAAGTACAAGCGCTGATATTGATACTACAATTCCGTGGGAGAACGGCAAAAGCTTTAGAATTAGTGACGATGGAAAAACTCTTGAATTGTCGGAAGACCCGGCAAAGGTATTGCCGTTGGCGCAGAGTAAATTAGAAGCGGCAACGGCGCAGGCAAATATAGCTGCTGCAAGTGCAGCTGCAGCGGCGAAGAGTGAAGATAGTGCTGCTGCATCAGCAAGCGAAGCCGGTAACAGTGCACAGTCTGCAAGCGTGTCTGCTGCAAGTGCTGCTGAAAGCGCAAGGTTAGCCGAAGGTTACAAGAATGTAGCAGAAGCTGCTAAGAGTGATGCGTCCCTTTATGC